TGGTCGGCGACGGGGCGACGCCCCCCCATGTGTTGGGCGGGCGGGCCGGGGGCCTGCCGTTGGCGGCCACGCTGGCCGCAGGCCTGCGGGAAAACAGCCGCACCCGGATGGCGCTTGCCGGGAGCGTGTCCACAGTGGACACGCTGCTGCTGGGCGCTGCGGTGGATGCGCTGCATCTGCTGGTCTGGGCCAAAACGAAGGATGGACAGAAGGGCCGCAGCCGCCCGGAGCCGGTGGTGAACCGCTTGCTGGGCACGCCCGGCCAGCGGCAGGCCACTGGCTTTTCCTGTGCGGCGGACTATGAGGCGGCGCGGGCGAGGATATTAGGAGAGGGGTGACGGAAATGGCGAAGCAATCGCTGGCGAGCGCGTATGTGCAGATCATACCGTCGGCGGACGGCATCAGCGGCAAGCTGGCTGAGGTCATGGGCGGCGAGGCGGCTGCTGCCGGTAAGATCAGCGGCAAGAGCCTGGGCTCGGCGCTGGTCGGCACCCTGACAAAGGTTGTGGTGGCGGCGGGCATCGGCAAGATGCTGCAGAGCGCCTTTACCGGCGGCACAGCATTTGAGAGTACCATGGCCAAGGTCGGCACGATCGCCGACACGGCCAAGGTGCCGCTGGAGAGCCTGAGCAGTCAGGTGTTGCAGGTGTCCGGTGACATGCACATCGGCGCGAATGAGATCGCCGAGGCGGCCTATCAGGCCATCAGCGCCGGACAGGACACCGGCAACGCAGTGGCCTTTGCCGGGCAGGCGTCCATGCTGGCAACGGCAGGCTTTACGTCCAGCGCCTCGGCGGTGGACATCCTGACGACGGCACTGAATGCTTACGGCAAGGGTGCGGACGAGGCGGGACATGTTTCGGATGTGCTGCTGACGACGCAGAATCTGGGCAAGACCAGCGTTGACGAGCTGGCGGGCAGCATGGGCCGGGTCATACCGCTGGCAGCTGCCTACAACGTGAGCATGGAGAACCTGTCCAGCGGGTTGGCCATCATGACGGCCAACGGTATCGCTACGGCGGAGGCCTCGACCTATACAAAGTCGATGCTGAACGAGCTGGGCGACACCGGCTCGACGGTGGGCAAAATCTTGAAGCAGCAGACCGGCAAGAGCTTTGCCGAGCTGAACGCCGACGGCAAGAGCCTGGGCGATGTGCTGCAGGTGCTGTACGACAGCGTGGGCGGCAACGCCACGAAGTTTGCGGGACTGTGGAGCAGCGTGGAGGCCGGTACGGGTGCATTGTCGCTGGCAAGCTCCGGCGCGGACAAGTTCAACGGTGTGCTGCAGCAGATGCAGGCCGACAGCGGCCTGACGCAGACGGCCTATGACACGATGACCGACACGATGGCCTACAAGCTGGACGGCGTGAAAACCAACGCCCAGAACCTGGGCACGGCCCTGTTTGATGCCGTGAGCGGGCGGCTGGGCGAGGGCGTGGCGCTGGCGGGCGGCTACCTGCAGACGCTGTCCGAGAGCGTGCAGCAGAACGGCATTGCGGGGCTGGCGGAAGGTCTGGCGGCGGTATTTACCGACCTGACCACCAATGTCGGGCCGCAGCTTTTGCAGACCGGCACGGCCCTGCTGGGCAAGCTGGGGGACGGCCTTGTGACCGGCATCCCCCAGCTGCTGGCACAGGCACTGCCGGTGGCGGCAAGCCTTGCCAGCGGCCTGCGCGAAAACGCCGGGCAGCTGGTGGATGCCGGCATTCAGTTCATTTTGAATCTGGCAACCGGACTGATGAACGGTCTGCCGACGATGATCGCGTATCTGCCGGGCATTGTGTCGGACATCGCGGGCATCATCAACGACAACGCGCCGAAGCTGCTGGCGGCGGGCGTGCAGCTGATTATCACGCTGGGGCTGGGGCTTATCCAGGCGATACCGGCATTGGTGGCAAATCTGCCGCAGATCATACAGGCGGTGGTGGATGTGTGGACTGCCTTCAACTGGCTGGATCTGGGCGGCAAGGTCATTAAGCTGATGGGCAGCGGTATCAAGAATATGGCGGGCTTTGTCAGCAGCAGCGTGAAGGGAATGATGGAGCAGCCCATCGCCTATCTGAAGAGTCTGCCGGAAAAGTTCTGCCAGTGGGGCAAGGATATGATCCAGGGCATGATCCGCGGCATCACGAGCATGATCGACGGTGTTGTTGGCTCTGTAAAGAATGTGGCGTCTGCGATTGCCTCGGTCATCCACTTCTCCCGCCCGGACATCGGGCCGCTGCGCAGCTATGAGCAGTGGATGCCCGATTTTATGAGCGGGCTTGCCAAGGGCATCCGGGACAACCTGTGGATGGTCGAGGATGCCGCCGATGCGCTGGCGCTGACAACGGCCCAGCCCATGCAGCTGCAGGTGGCGGGCGTGCTGCGCGGCAACCAGCAGACGGCGGCAGCCAGCTGGCAGCCGCAGCCCGGCGTTGCCTACCAGCAGACGAATAATTTCTACACCCATGACAGCCTGTCGGAATCCGAGCTCACCCGTGAGGCGGAGGACATGATGAACCGGCTGCGGTGGGGAATCCCATAAAGGAGGCGGTGCAGCATGGCGCGGACCGTGCCGGTATATACCTATCAGGCCGCGGATGGCCGAAGCCTGCGGTTTGCCGCGGACAGTGATTTCTGGATCACCGATATGAGCGGCGACGACGGGCTGGACATCGAGACGAAAACGAGCCAGTCCTACGGGCAGACCGGCAAGACGATCACAAATCAGTCCGTCGGTGAGCGCAGCATCACCGTGACGGGGGCTATCCTGCGGGACCTGGACGTCAACGAGGCGCTGCTGAAAAAGCTGGTGCGGCCCCTGACGGCGGGACGCTGGTGCAAGACGGTGGGAAGCACGGTGTGGTATCTGGACGTTGTGCCCGCGCAGACGCCTATTGTGAGCGGCGGGGCCAACCTGCTGAACTTTCAGTTCAAATTGAAAGCGGCATTCCCCTACTGGCGCACCGAGGACACGGCCCGGATGCTGCTGGGCGGTATGGAACCTGCCTGGTTCCCGACGCCTGTCTCGACAGCGGGGAACTTCGCGATCAGCCGGTACAAGCACAATATGTACACGAATTTTGTCAACGACGGCAACGCCGAGACGGCCTTTACGCTGTATTTGCAGGCGGCGGCCAAGGTGAAGAACCCGATGCTGTGGAATAACGGCACGCGGACCTTCATCCGGCTGAATACCACGATGCAGGCGCATGAGCGCGCGGTCATCTGCACAGCGGACGGAAACCGCGGCTGCCGGTACTACACGGCAGACGGCGCGGAGGACAACGGATTCCGGCTGCTGGACATTGACAGCGACCTGTGGATGATGCTGACACCCGGTGACAATGTGCTGCGGATGACGGCGGACGAGGGTAACGAGAACCTGACGGCCATCGTCACGGCCCCGAAGGGGGTGGCGAGCGGTGTATGACATCCTGCGCCTGTATGTATACCATGACGGTGTGCGTGTGGGCATGGCAGAGAGCGCGGACAGCCTGCAATGGATGCCGGCGTTTGACAATCTGGGCGAGTTCAAGCTGGTCTGCGCGGCGACAGAGACGAACCGCGCGCTGCTGGTGATGGACGCGGTGCTGTACAACCCGGACACCCCCGGTCTGGCCGCGGTGGTGCTGGCGGTGGAGGCCGATGGAGACAACCACCGGATGACGGTGCGCGGGAAGTTCAGCCTGTGCCTGTTCAAGAGGCGGACCGCCCGCGGGAGCCGCACCATCACGGACGGCGCGGCGGGCCTGCTGGAGATCTGCCGTACCAATCTGCGCGGGCTGGGCGTGGCCGTGCCGCCCGCTGCCGGGTTTACGGCCCCCTGCGAGGAGACGGTGGCCTGGGCGGACTGCGCCAGCGCTGCCGTGCAGCTGATGCAGGCGGGCGGCTTTGGGGGCCGGGTGCGCTTTGACCCTGCCACCGCCGCCCAGACGCTGGAGCTGTTGCAGGGCAAAGACAGAAGCGTGCCGGGCACGGCGCTGTACAACGGTTATTTTTCCACCCGGATGCAGAATCTATCCGGCGCGGTGTACACGCAGGACGCGAGCGATTACGCCAACGTTGTGCTGTGCGGCGGCGAGGAGCCCGGCGAGAACGACAGCTTTACCCGGTATTTCTGCGAGCTGGGCGACATGACGGCCAGCGGCAATGCCCGGCGGGAGCTATGGGTAGACGGGAGCAGCGTGCGGCACAAATACACCGTGCAGAACGCCGACGGCACGACAAGCGACGCCGAATACAGCGAGGCGGAGTATCAGGCTGCCGTGCAGAACTACGCGCGCGCGGCGCTGAAGAACCACATGAGCACGCGGCAGCTGAAATGCACCGCGGCCAACACCAACCTGATCTACGGCACGGACTACGAGCTGGGCGATCTGGTGCCGGTGCGGGTGGAGGAGCTGGGGCTGAACGCTGTGGCGCGGGTGGCGAGCATCCGCCTGATCTATGAGAGCACCGGCGGCAGCCTGCAGCCGGTGCTGGACCATTTCACATTTAAGGAGTGAGCCAAATGACAGAGCTTACCTGCTGGCCGCTGGACAATAAAGAGTATACCGCCGAGGCGCTGGGCGCGGCTTACGCTGCGCGCAGCCGCGGTATACTGCACGCGGCGGATTTTACCGCCACGGCTAACGGCGACAACACACTGACCATCGGCCCCGGTGTGGGGTGCATCCACCCCGGGGCATACTGGGCGGCGTTCCCTTACCTGCTGGCCAATACCCAGCTGACCTTTACGGACGCGGACGGCACAAACCCGCGTTGGGATGCCGTTGCCCTGACCTACGACAAGAACACCAACACGGCAGGGCTGGAGGTGCGCACGGGCACGGCCTCGGCCTCCCCTGCCCTGCCGGAGTTGCGCCGGGATGACGACTACGATGAAATCTTCCTGTACCGCATCACCCGCCCGCGTGGCGCGACGAAGATCAGCGCAGACAACATTGTGGACCTGCGGCTGGACAGCACCTGCTGCGGGCTGATGCGCGATACGATGGACAGCGTGGACACCGGCGTGATGAACGCCGCGTTCACGGCGTTTTTGCAGCAGATCGAGGCGGAGCTTGCCCAACTGCACGCGGGCACTGCCGTGATGACCAAGGGCGAGTACGACCCGGCGGGCCTGGGCCTTGATGCGGCGGTGCAGCGGTACAGCTGCACGAAGTCCGGCAAGGTCTACGCCCTGAAGGGCACCGGTGCGGTGGGACGGTTTAAAGTCCCCGCCGCGTGGAGTGCGGGCGACACATGGACGGTAAACGGCAAGACTGTACCGGCCTACTGCGGCGCGGATGCGGCGGACGGTGACAGCGTTGTTGCCGGGCGGTGGGTGCTGTTTACCTTTGACGGGAGCCGACTGGATTTTAACGGCGGCGGTGGATTATCCAATGCAAAGCTGGCACAGGCCACCGCCACGGAAGCGGATGTGCTGGCGAACTCTGCGTTTTACGCGAAAGACAAAACGCTGCGCACCGGCAATGTGCCGCGGCGCGGGGACTGGGGCGCGACGATTGCACCGGGTGAGTCGGTGACGGTGCCGGACGGAAAGCACGACGGCGGCGGTAGAGTGAGCGCAAAGGCGCTGAAAACGGTGACAATCACCATGGCCACAGGCGGGGGTCCCTGGAGCTACACTTTTACGGGCGGCACGCTAGTCGGCATCCGCGACATCGCGCAAAGTGGGGATAGCTCGGAGATCGGGCTCCTGCGCATCAGCGGGAACACCATCACCATGGAATGGAGCGGAAACGGCATCGTGAACCGCCATATCACGCTGATTTACTACTGATTTTTGGGAGGTGCATGATGGTACATACTTTGAGACTTGACAACTACTCCCCCACCCCGCGAAAGCTGGTGCTGGGGACTAATTCCAGCTTTGGCACGGAGAGTATCAAGATTGAGCGCGGGGCCGGGTGGGACGGGCTGAATCTCACCGCAACGTGGCACATCCCCGGGCGGGAAGAACCGCTGCGCGTGGCCCTGCTGGATGGGGATGCCATGGACGTGCCGCCCGAGGTGACGAAGGAGGCCAAGGATGGCGTGCTTGTGCTGGCCGGGCTGGCCTCCGGCGTGCAGCGGGCGAGTTGTAACGTGGAGTATCTGATCATTGAACAAGCGGGCGTATACGGCGGCGCGGATGCAGAGCCGACGCCCGAGCTGGCGGCTCAGGTGCTGCAGGCGGTGCAGGATGCCCGGGACGCGGCAAAGGACGCCGATCAGCGCGCCACGAACGCGGAGGACGCCGACAACGGGAAGTTTATCGGCCCAGTCGGCCCGCAGGGGCCTGTTGGGCCGCAAGGCGCGCAGGGTATCCAGGGCGACAAGGGCGACACCGGAGAGCGCGGCCCCCAAGGTGAGCAGGGCGTTCAGGGTGTACAAGGCGAGAAGGGCGATACCGGCGCGCAGGGGCCTGTTGGCGAAACTGGCCCGGTTGGCCCCAAGGGTGATACTGGCCCGCAGGGTGAGCGCGGTGAGCAGGGGCCACAGGGAGAGATTGGCCCGGAGGGGCCTGCCGGAAAGGACGGCGTACAGATTGATGATGCGGCGGTGAGTGAGGACGCGCCGTGGAGCAGCAAGCACATCATTAATATGCTCTGCCCACCGCTGGAAGAAAGCGGCAACCCTGTTGTGTGTTACCCCGTTGCGGGCTATCCGCTGGGCGTGAAAGCGAAGTGGGAACCCATGCAGGAGGGCACGGGAACGCCGTCACCCGAAAACATCCGTCCCATCAAGGGACGTGGCAGCGTGACGGTGGAGCGGTGTGGGGAGAATCTGCTGAATCCAAAAGAGAACGACTATAACACTTATACACCGTATGGCTTAACGATAACTTATATTGGGGATAACAAGGTTCATTTAAGTGGAACTTACAACCGTGAAGTTGGAGGTGGCAGCTTCGGCATCCTTGACACCAAGCAAAAACTTCTTGCAGGAAGAAATCTGAAAATCACTGGATTTTCAATGGAGGGAACGAAGCAAACTTACACGCTCTACGGACTACGGACAAAAGATGAAACTGTTATTGCTATGAATGCACAGTTTGCAAAAGGCGATGTTATTGATATGACTGTTGCGATTGTCGTATCGAAGGACACTCCCACCACCTACACACCATACATCGGGCAGACCAACACCCTGACCCTGCCTGAAACCGTGTATGGTGGTGAGGTGGACGCGGTGAATGGAGATGGAAACAATAACACAAAGATTATCACGCTGGACGGGACAGAAAATGTTGTCGTAAACAATCAATCCAATAAAACTTCTGCGTTTACTTTGAGCTTTGATGCGCCTGCGAAGCCATTTAATGGCACACCAGCGAATTTATGGATTGTATCTTCGCATTTTATCAAAGCGACGAGACTTTACTTTGCCAGCGCTGAACCAAATACAATTTGGTACAACGACGCGGGAACACAAATGAGAATAGCGTGGAATCCAGGTAATAAGCCCGCTGCTACTATTGATGAGTTTAAGGCATTTCTCGCCGCCCAGTATGCCGCTGGCACACCCGTACAAATTGCTTACAAGCTGGCAACTCCAACGCCCTTCACCGCAACCGGCGCACAGCCGCTGCCCGCGCTTGCAGGAGCGAACACCGTACTGACTGACGCCGACAGCGCGACCGTTACTGGACGCGCAGACCCCATTAAACGGATCACCGATTTGGAAGCAGCGGTTGCTTCTATCAACTGAAAGGAGTAATAAAATGGCTATCAAGAGTAAAGCGCGGCACGATTTAACGCTGCGCAGCATCAAGCGAGAGATTGCAGCAGGACGTGACGTTGCGTTCTGGCTGGATAAAGCCTACACACATCTGGACAACGGGCTGCTGACCGAAGATGACATTGCAGAGGTGGAAGCACTGGCACAGGCGTATTATGATGCGGTGGACGCTGAAACGGTGCAGGACGGCAACGCAACGAATGAGCAGATTCAAAATCCGCTGTACGAGGAGGAAGATCAATGAGACTCTCAAACGGTGAGGTGTTGCTGGCGTGGCCTCTGGCCCAGCACATCATCACACAAGGATGGTTTTACAATGACGGCAGTTTGCACCAGGCCGTTGACCTGCGCACCCAGATTGACAACATGTATATCCGCCCGGTCTATGCCGCCGAGGACGGCACCGTGGATCAGACCCAGGACTGGGACGGGCACACGCGGACGGGTATGCAGAGCTATGGCAACATGGTGAGAATCAAACACGCGCCCTACAAGGGCAGTGTGCTGCAGACGCGGTACGCGCACCTGAGCAGCTATTGCGTCAAGTACGGCCAGCAGGTCAAAGAGGGCGACCTCATCGGCTTCAGCGGCACTACCGGCAATGTGTTTGGGGCGCACCTGCATTTTGAGGTCATCCTGGGCGGCAAGCGCACCAACCCGCTGGTGTGGCTGGACAACGACTTCACCACGGCAAGCGGGCAGGTGTTTACATACCGCCCCGGCGAGCACGCTGTACAGCAGACGGAGCAGGCCGCCAGCGGCGCGCAGACGGCCCAGAACGGCACCGGCAAGCTGCAGGTCATCACGGTAGGGCCGGTCTCGCAGGGCGATGCAGACGCCGTCTTTGCCGTGTGCCAGATCCGCGGCCTGACCGATGCCGGGCTGTACAAGAGCGAATGGGTCTGAGGTGGTGCCAATGGAGCAGATTATAATCGCGCTCATCACGGCCGGGCTGAGCCTGGTGGGCGTGATGATAACGAACTACTTCAACAACAAGAGCCTGAGCGACAAGGTCACACACCAGCTGGAGGTTGCGCAGGCCGTAACGGACACCAAGATCGAGGAGCTGACACGCGAGGTGCGGACGCACAACAACTTTGCGCAGCGCATACCGGTGATGGAAGAAAAAATTGCTGTCGCGAACCATCGCATTGACGATCTGGAGCGGCACGAGGAGAAGGAGAGGAAAATCTGATGCAGGACTTCTTGAAGAATCTGGCGGCGCTCATCAAGGTGAAAACCATCGTCACGCTTGTGGTTGTTGCGGTTTTCGCAATTCTTGCGCTGCGGGGCGGCCTGCAGCCGGACACAGTGATGACGATCGTTACCATGGTGGTGGCGTTCTACTTCGGCACGCAGACCGAAGGGAAAAGCAACGGCAAATAAGTAAGCGGCAGGCTGCTCAATGTGGGCAGCCTGCCGCTTTTTTACGGTGATTTTTGGGGCAAATTACTACGAACTTTTTACGAACTTTTGGCCGATTACGAACCATTTACGAAGCATTATCTAACAGTATTCAACAGTATCTAACACTATCAGACAAATGAAAAACCGCGATACACCAACCTTTGCAGGTTGTATCGCGGTTTTTACATTGGCGGAGTAAGAGAGATTTGAACTCTCGCGGCGGTTTCCCACCCTACGCCCTTAGCAGGGGCGCCTCTTCGACCTCTTGAGTATTACTCCACAAGTCAAAGTGATTCTATATATTCACTTGTTATCACAAAATGGCGGAGAGGATGGGATTCGAACCCATGGTCCGCTCGCGCGAATCGCTGGTTTTCAAGACCAGTTCCATAAACCACTCGGACACCTCTCCACAGTGGCTGCCGCCAGAATGCAGGTATTATTATACAAAAATGTGGAGGGGTTGTCAACCCCTCCACGCAAACTTTTTTGAAAATTATTTCGCGTGTGAATCTCACGGTGGATTTTCTCCTGCGCTTTGTTCGAGTGGTCTTTGTTTTGGATAAGAAACGCAAAAACCGCCGCAGTGTTACACCGCGGCGGGAAAATTTTCGGGGATTATTTTAGGCAATACCGCATAATTCTAAGTGCCGATACGGCGAGCGAGGTGCGGCAGCTGTTAAGCCAAAAGCGCAGATAATACTTTGTGTATTATCGAGCATTTTGGCAACGCAGATGCCGT